GGTCGCAACAAAGACTTGCTAAAACTGGTCGCGTCAACGATGCGGCTTCCGCAATTGAACATCTTTTGAGGTAATTCAAAATGGCTATCGTAACTAACACGTTCACGACATTTGCCGCCAAAGGCATTCGTGAAAATCTCGCAAATATTATCTACAACATCTCACCAGAGGAGACACCGTTCCAAAGTAATATTGGAAAAGACAGCGTGCAAAACACGCTATATGAATGGCAAACGGACTCGTTACAGGCGGCTCAAACTAATGCTCAGCTTGAAGGGGACGATATTGGCACGTATGACCCTGTTACCGCAACGGTGCGGATGCAGAACTATGTGCAGATCAGCCGCAAAACGGTTGTGCTGTCCAACACTGAGGAGATTGTCAACAAGGCTGGACGTAAGTCTGAGTTGGCCTATCAGTTGGCTAAGAAGGGCGCTGAGCTGAAGCGTGATATGGAATTGGTGATGGTTCAAAGCCAGGTCGCAAGTGCAGGCAGCACCAGTGCTGCACGTACTACAGGCTCTGTTTTGGCTTTCATCAAGACCAACACTGATACTACTGGCACTGACCCGTCTTACACAACGCTGCCAAACAGCTTGCGTACCGATGGCACTGTTCGGACCTTCACTGAAACTATTCTCAAGAATGTGATTCAAAAGACCTGGACCTCTGGCGGTACACCGAAAATCCTGATGACAGGCCCGGTGAACAAGCAGCGCGTTAGCGGATTTGCAGGTATTGCTGCAACCCGCTACAACATTGAAGGTGGCGCTAAACCCGCCACTATCGTTGGCGCGGCTGATGTCTATGTCAGTGATTTTGGCAATGTGACGGTGGTGGCGAACAGGTTCCAGCGTGAGCGTGATGCGCTGGTGTTGGACCCTGAGTACGCATCAGTTGCGTACCTGCGTCCTTTCCAGCAGATCGAGCTGGCGAAGACGGGTGACGCTGAAAAGCGTCTGTTGATTGTTGAGTATGGCCTCAAGATCACGAGTGAGAATGCTCACGGTCTTGCTGCTGATTTGATAACGTCCTAACAGGAGGGGTGGGCCAGGGCAACCTGGTCCACCTTCAAAAGATGGAAACACGACTCTTTGACAGAAATGATGTCACAGGCATCACCAGGCTCTGGCACTATGACCCCGAGACTGACGAGGCAACCATTGAGACTCAGCAGGATGTCTCCAATGTGGTGGAGGAGAACAAGGACCAGTTCAACGCCATCGACAACAAGGCCAACTGGACAGGCGAGTGGCACAAGGTGGCAAGCATTCCACTGAACATCTACTACGAATTGCAGGCCAGCGGCAAGATCACAGATCAAGCCTACATGAAACGCTGGCTCAATGACCCCGACAACCGATTCTTCAGAACACGACCAGGAAAAGTATGAAGATTATTGCGGTTTGCACTCCGGCGCGTGACATGGTTCACACGCAATATGCCTATTGCCTGGTGAACATGGTGGCATATCACGCCTGCAATACGGATGACCGCATTGACCTCAAAATCATGCAGGGTACGCTGATACAGAACCAGAGGGCAGAGCTGGCGCTGGACGCCATGCGCGAGGGCTGCAGCCACATCCTGTTCATTGACTCAGACATGACCTTCCCGCAGGACATGATTCAGCGGCTGATGGCGCATGACCTAGACATTGTGGCAACCAACTGCGCCAGGCGCCGTATGCCAACAGGCCCAACTGCCAAGATTGGCAACAGGTTGGTGTACAGCACCCTGCAGGACCACGGGCTGCAGGAGGTGGACACCATTGGCATGGGCGTCATGCTGATCAAGGCAGACGTATTTAAGAAGATGTCCGAGCCTTGGTTTGAGACTCCCTGGCGCAATGACAAGCGTGGCTATGTCGGCGAGGATGTGTTCTTCTGTTTAAAGGCCAAAGAGATTGGGTATAAAATCTACATTGACCACGATGTCTCGCGGGAGATAGGGCACATAGGCACCTTTGAATTCCGACACGAACACACATGGGTGGTCAAGGACTTGCAGGACAAGGAGGCATAAATGGCACTCACGACCTACACCGAGCTGAAAGCATCAGTTGCTGATTGGCTCAATCGCACTGACCTGACAGCGGCAATTGCTGACTTCATCAGTCTTGCAGAGGCTCAGATGGAGCGCGTCCTGCGGAACAGGAATATGCTGACCCGAGGCACGGGCAACATCACCGCCGAGTACAACGCACTTCCAGCGGACTTCCTTGATGGCTTGACGCTGAAGCTCACTGGCACCAACCCCATCACACCACTCCAGTTTGAGACACTCAACAACCTGGACCAGCTGCAAAACACCACCTACGTGTCTAATGGCAAGCCGCTGTTCTACGCCATCATCGGGACCAACTTCCGAGTCCTGCCGATACCTGACAGCACCTACGCCTACGAGATTGACTACTACGCCAAGCTGGCAAAGTTGAGCGTGAGCAACACAACCAACTGGCTGCTGACCCAGGCGCCTGACATTTACCTGTACGGCGCATTGCTGCAGGCTGCGCCTTACCTGCAGAATGACGAGCGTATACCCGTCTGGGTGGCGCTGTACACCAAGGGCATTGAAGACTTACGCCTCGCTGACAACAGATCGACACAGGCTGGGACTATGCTTGCAAGAGCAAGAACACTAGGATAAATCATGGCAGATACCACGACAACCAACCTACTCCTGACCAAGCCAGAAGTTGGAGCCAGCACCGACACCTGGGGCACCAAGGTCAACACTGACCTTGACCTGGTAGATGCACTGTTCACGGCGGGTGGCACAGGCACATCAGTTGGCCTCAATGTTGGCGCTGGCAAGACGCTGGCAGTTGCCGGGACGCTGACAGCCACAGGCACCACCAGCCTGACATCACCAGCAGCCACCACCAGCATCACCACGCCATCCACAACCTTTGCCTTGGTCAACACCACCGCAACCACCGTCAACCTGGCTGGCGCTGCTACAGCCTTAAACCTTGGTGCTGCCACTGGCACTGCCACGGTTAACAACACCACCCTGGCTGCAAAGGCCATCACAGCCAGCACCACCCTGGGCGTGACGGGAGCAACAACACTGTCAGCGGCATTGACCTACGGCGGGATTACGCTGACCAATGCCGTGACAGGCACTGGCAAGATGGTGCTGGACACCTCACCGACTTTGGTCACCCCTGCCCTTGGTACCCCATCAGCATTGGTCGGCACAAACATCACAGGAACTGCCACAGCATTCACTGCAAGCAATGTCACGACAAATGCCAACCTGACAGGTGGAGTAACGTCAGTTGGCAATGCCGCTACTGTTGTCACCAACGCCAACCTGACAGGTGGAGTAACGTCAGTTGGCAATGCCGCTACTGTTGTCACCAACGCCAACCTCACGGGCGACATTACGTCTGTTGGAAACGCCACTACGCTGACCAATGCCCCTGTAATTGCCAAGGTGCTGACAGGCTATGTATCAGGTGCAGGCACAGTGGCGGCGACAGACTCAATTCTGCAAGCAATCCAAAAGCTAAACGGCAATGATGCCACCAATGCCAACCTGACAGGCGCAGTCACATCAGTTGGTAACGCAACGTCTTTAGGTTCGTTTACTTCGCTGCAACTTCTTGGCGCATTGACAGACGAGACAGGCACAGGTTCGGCTGTATTTGCTACAAGTCCAACGCTTGTTACGCCAGCACTAGGTACACCTTCGGCATTGGTTGGAACAAACATCACAGGTACTGCAACAGCATTCACGGCTTCTAACGTCACAACAAATGCAAACCTGACAGGCGCAGTCACATCAGTCGGAAATGCCGCTTCCCTTGGTTCATTTACTTCGCTGCAATTGCTCACTGCCTTAACTGACGAGACAGGCACAGGTGCGAATGTCTTTGCTACAAGTCCAACGCTTGTTACACCAGCACTTGGCGCAGCCACCGCAACGAGCATCGTGTCCTCAGGCACAGCCGCAAGCAGCTTTACCGTGACGAGCGGGTCAGCCGTACCACTGACGATTACCAATGTCGGTACGGGGAATAGTTTTGTTGTTGAAGATTCAGCAAGTACGGATGCTTCGCCGTTTGTGATTGATGCTGCTGGAAATGTGGGCGCGGGTTTAGCCCCCACAACAAAACTGCAAGTTACTGGAGCAGGCACTACGGCAGCGTTTTATACCAATAGCGATGCGTCTGGGTCTACTGTTTATTTGCAATCGTCTGGGGGCGCTGCGGGTGATGGTGGACAAATCCTGTTTGGCGCATCACAAGGCGTTTTTGCTGGTATCAAAGCACTTCTCACTAACGGTACTGGGCCTGCTGGTGACTTGGTATTTCAGACTCGAACAACGTCAGGTAATGTTGTTGAGCGAATACGGATTGAGGCGGGTGGAAACGTAGGGGTTGGCGGTACTGCTGGAGCAGACACTTCTTTTGGTGTTTTGGGAACTTTTAAAACATCAGCGGCAATTTCAAGGGTTGTTCGTGCTTTTGGGACTATTCCATCAGCTACTACAACCACAGCGCGTGGTTTTGGCACTGACTTGTCTACTGAAGCCGCAGCGTTTACCTTAGGCAGTCTTCAACATTTTGGTGCTCTGCAATCTACGATTGGCGCGTCATCGGCGGTGACAAACCAGATTGGTTTTCTTGCTGAATCCAACCTCACTGGAGCCACCAACAACTACGGCTTCTTCAGCAACATAGCATCAGGCACTAACCGCTACAACTTTTATGCAAACGGGACTGCGGATAACTACTTTGCTGGGAGCGTGGGGATTGGGTCAACAGCAAACGCATCTGCAATACTAGACGCACAAAGCACCACCAAGGGCGTGCGTATGCCAAACATGACTACCACGCAAAAGAACGCGATTGCTAGTCCTGCAGCAGGCTTGATAGTGTTTGATACAACACTTGCAAAACTTGCTGTTTACTCAGGCACTGCTTGGCAGACCGTCACATCTATTTAATCATGGAACAAATCACACTTACCCTTACCATCCAAGAGGCCCAGGCCATCCTGCAAGTGTTGGGCGAATTGCCAACTAAATCAGGCGCTTTCCCGTTGACTCAAAAGTTGGCAGAGCAGGTTCAAGCCCAAGCCAAGAAAGAGTAAATCATGTCCAACACCTACGCATACAAAGTCACCAACCTCATCCGCAACCCAGAGGGAATTGTCGTCACGGCGCAGTTTAGTATTACTGCAAGTGACGGGGTTGACAGCTTTACCCACAACTACAATTTTGGCTTTGCAAACAAGCCCGTCACTCCCACGCCCTTTTCCAATCTCACCGAGTCCAAAGTAATTGAGTGGATAAAGCGTGATGCAGGCGCTGAGAGCCAGCATGAGGCAAGCGCAGACGCTGAACTCGCAGCCTACAAACTACGCATGGCAGCGCCTGTGGTGACTGCTGGAGTTCCGTGGTGACTGAGAAGATGATCAGCGAGACTGAGGCCAAGCTGTCAGTGCATGAGGCCATCTGCGCTGAACGGTACGAGAGCATCCAGAAGAGTTTTGCTGCTGGCTCAAAGCGCATGGCAAAGCTGGAGTACTTGCTGTACGTTGTGATTGCGGCAGTTTTGTTTGGGCCAGGTGTAGCGGCTGAGTTTGTCAAGAAAGCACTAGGGCTGTGAAGTGGACTTCTTCGAAATCCTGTCGAAAGCATGGCCCATCCTGCTGGCAATCATCACGCTGATCATCGTATTGGCTAAACTCGATTTGCGGGTGGCAGTGTTAGAGGAGAAGATTAAAACGCTTTTTGAAATGTGGAACAAGAAATGATTGACCCGCTCACCGCATTCGCAGTGGCTCAAGGGGCAATCAAAGGCGTCCAGGCCGCTATCAAGATGGGCAAGGACATCAACGCCATCAGCGGCGACTTGATGAAGTTCTTTGAGGCCAAGGATGTTGTAGCAAAAGCGGCAGTGAAGAAGAAACCCAAGGGGTTTGGGCAGAGCGATACGGCAGTGGCATTTGAGACAGTGATGCAGCTCAAGCAGTTGCAGGACGCAGAGGCAGAGCTAAAGCAGATGCTGATCTGGTCAGGCAATGACGATGTGTGGAACGCCATCATGCTGGAGCGCAACAGGATGGTGACAGAGCGAAAGAAGGCCGAGGCTGAAGCAGCTCACGCCAAGGCGGTGAGAGCAGAAGAGATCAGCGACATTGTAAATTTTAGTTTATGGTCCGCGCTGGTGTCATCCATAGTTGGCCTGGTGGCCTGGTTGACTTGGCAGATTGTTGGAGATGGAAGATGAATGACGACAAAGGCGCACTGATTGAGAAGGCTACGTTTGCAATACTGCCGTTGCTGTTCTCCTGCGTTGTGTATCTGATGTCTGCCTTGTCCAACTTGAGCCATGAGGTGACCATCCTCAACAGCAAGATCAGTCTGGTGGTGACCAGCGACAACAAGCAAGCCAGCAACTCAGGCGCTGAGTTGGCAAGGGAAAAGCTGCGACAGGACTTGGAAAAAGAGATTCAGAAAAACCGCGATGACATCATGCACAACCGACAAGAGATTGCTGTGATCAACACCAAGCTGGAGAAGAAATAATGGATTGGCTCAAACAGATTGCACCTACGATTGCCACCGCAATGGGTGGCCCTTTAGCTGGCATGGCGGTATCAGCTATTAGCAAAGCTATTGGTGTTGACCCTGAGAAGGTGGGCGACCTGATCTCCAGCAACAAGCTCACCGCCGACCAAATCGCAATGGTCAAGCTGGCTGAGATTGAACTGCAAAAGCAAGCGCAGGAGCTGGGCCTCAACTTTGAGAAGCTGGAGGTCGAGGACCGCAAGAGCGCCAGAGATATGCAGTCAGCCACCCGGTCCATGATGCCGCCCATCCTGGCTGCTGCTGTGACCCTGGGATTCTTCAGCATCATGGTGATGATGTTCTTCCAGAAGATTGACTCCAACAACCCCGCCATCCTGATGATGCTGGGGTCACTCGGCACAGCTTGGACCGGGATAATTGCCTATTATTTTGGCTCTAGCGCCGGGAGCCAGGCCAAGACAGATTTACTCTCAAGGAAATGACCATGAAACCTGGACTTTATGCCAACATCAACGCCAAGCAAAAACGTATCTCCGCTGGCTCTGGCGAGAAGATGAACAAGGTCGGCAGCAAGGCAGCACCAAGCGCCAAGGACTTTAAGCAAGCCGCCAAGACTGCAAAGAAGAAATGAAGACTCCAGCCTGGCAGCGCAAGGAAGGACAGAACCCAAAGGGTGGCCTCAACGCTGCTGGACGGGCAAGTCTGAAGGCGGCTGGTCAAGACATCAAAGCACCAGTGAAGTCTGGTGACAATCCTCGACGCGCCAGCTTCCTGGCTCGAATGGGCAATATGCCGGGTCCAGAGCGCAAGAACGGTGAACCCACCCGGCTGCTGCTGAGTCTCAATGCATGGGGTGCCAGCAGCAAGGCAGACGCCAAGGCCAAGGCCAAGGCCATCTCAGCGAGGAACAAATGACACCGCACTTTTCCCTCGATGAGCTGACGCACACTGACCACCGAAAGCTGGACAACACGCCCAATGCACAGGAGCTGGCAAACCTTCAGCGGCTGGCTGAGTTTCTGGAGACAGTCAAAACAGCACTTGGCGGCAAGCCTGTGATGATCAATTCAGCGTTTCGCTCCAAGGCCGTGAATGACGCTGTAGGCTCGAAGGACACCTCACAGCATAGGCAAGGACTAGCTTGTGATTTCAGAGTGCCTGGGATGGTTCCTGATGCCGTGGTGAGGACGATCATTGCAGCCAATCTTCCGTTTGACCAAATCATCAGAGAATTTGACGCCTGGACGCACATCAGCATTGCTGACAAGCCAAGGGGCCAAAGGCTTATCATTGACAAATTGGGCACCCGCCTCTTTGTCTAGGAAGAACACTATGTTGATGCCACTCAAGATACCAGCAGGCGTGTACCGCAACGGCACCGAGTACCAGAGCATAGGCCGCTGGTTTGACGCCAACCTGGTTCGCTGGTTTGAGGGTACGCTTAGACCCGTTGGTGGTTGGCGCAAGCGGTCATCAAGCCAGATGACGGGCAAGTGCAGGGGCATCATCAACTGGCGGGATGACAGTTCAGCACGTTGGATTGTTGCCGGGACAAACACCAAGCTGTTTGTGTCTGATCAAACAGGAACCCTCAAGGACATTACGCCAACAATCTTCACGCCAGGTGCTGCAGATGCCACTTTGCTGATTGGCTACGGCTACAACAACTACGGCAATTTTGCTTATGGTGTAGCCAGGCCAGACACTGGAGCCATCATCAACGCTGCCACCTGGTCAATGGACACATGGGGAGAGTATTGGGTGGGCTGCTGCACCAGCGATGGACAGTTGCTGGAGTGGCAGCTTGGATTTACCACACCCACCAAGGCCGTTGCACTGGTCAATGCACCCACCAGCTGCGCCGCAGTGATGACCACCTCTGAGCGTTTTGTCTTTGCTTTGGGTGCCAATGGTAACCCTCGCCTGGTGGCATGGTCCGACCAGGAGGACAACACTACCTGGACGCCAGCCAGCAACAACCAAGCAGGCAGCTTTGAGCTGACAACTGTCGGCTCCATTGTGGCTGGCAAGAGGGTGCGCGGCGTCAACCTGATATTTACTGACGTTGATGTCCACACCAGCAGCTACATTGGTCAGCCGTTTGTGTTCAGCTTTGAGAAGGCTGGCTCTGGCTGCGGCTTGATTGGACCCCAGGCTGTAGCGGCTATTGACACTGCCGCTCTCTGGATGAGTCGGTCCGGTTTCTTTATTTACGATGGATACGTCAAGCCATTGCCATGTGACGTTGGCGACTTTTTGTTTGGCAACATAAACTTTGAGCAGGCCAGCAAAGTCTACGCTGTCCACAACTCCAAGTTTGGGGAAATCTGGTGGTTCTACACCAGCGCAGCCAGCACCGAGAACGACAGTTACGTCATCTACAACTACCGCGAAAACCATTGGAGCCTGGGCACCCTGGCACGGCTGGCTGGCGTTGACAAGGGCGTCTTCAACAACCCGCTGATGGTCAGCTCTGACGGCTTTATTTATGAGCATGAGGTTGGTTTTGCCTATGACGGACAAACAATCTACGCAGAGTCTGGCCCGGTGGAGATTGGCAACGGTGAGCAGATCATGCAGGTTCGCAAGGTGATACCTGACGAGTCCAACCTTGGTGATGTCAGCATCAGCTTCAGCAGCCGCTTCTACCCGACAGCCACTGAGACAACCTACGGACCCTTTACTAGCGCCAACCCAACAGACGCTAGGTTTAGTGGACGCCAGGTCAAGATGAAAGTGACAGGGGATACCCTAGGTGATTGGCGGGTGGGGGTGATGCGTCTGGATGCAGTGCCAGCCGGGAAGCGGTAATGAAGGTTCCAGCCCCACCGCAAACCTACACGCCAGTGGCAGAGGCCCAGCGTAACTTCTTAATTGAGAGTGCCGACAGGCAAAACCGCAAGATCAATGCGGACGTTGAGATTAGCAGCAGCAAGCTGATCTTGACATCACCCAATGGGACTAGGTACAGTGTGACGGTCAGCAACGCAGGGGCATTGTCGGCAACGGCGCTATGACAGATATTGAGAGACTAAGGCCAGAGATTGAAAAAGCCTTAAAATATTCCTTGAACACTCACACATTTGATGATGTTGCTGAGTTGGTCCAGCAAGCCAAGATGCAACTCTGGCCTGGAAAGAGTTCGGTGATTGTGACGGAGATTGTTCTCCATCCACAACAGAAATGCCTCAACTACTTTTTAGCAGCAGGCGAGATGGACGAACTAGCACTGATGACGCCAATGATCGAGTCCTGGGGCAAGGGACTTGGATGCACCCGCGTCACACTGGCTGGACGCAAGGGCTGGCAACGGACATTCCTGGCGAAGACGGGTTACACACCACAGTGGTGGATTATGAGTAAGGAGCTTTGAAATGGCAACGATGAACGCGCAACAAGAAGCTGAACAGGCCCGCCAACAACGAATAGCGGAAGAGGGAGCGGCAATCTTAGCAGCATACCAACAGGGCACAGCCCCTACGGGAATATCCGTTACACAGGCGTATCAGCAAGTTTTAGGCAGAACTCCAAACGCTCAAGAGATTGAGTACTGGAAAACCCAGTTTGGGAACAGCCTTGATGCAACTGAACTGTCCACCTTCAGTGTGGCAGCTCAACCAGAACGGGCTGCAGCTCCAACCACGAATGATGCTGTTCGGCAGATGTACCTGTCAGTGCTGGGCCGTGAGCCTGATGCCAGTGGGCTGAAATACTTCTCTGACCGTTTTGGTGCTGACGTTGACGCCTCTGAACTAGGCATTTTTCGTGGAATGTCTACCCAAGAGATCAACGCCAATGCAGCTAGGAACGCTGCAGTTACTGCTGGCACCACAGGCACTACCACAGGCGCTACCCGCACGGGCACTACAGCAGGCACTGTCCAGCCCATCGTCAGGCCACCACCACCACGGCAAGTCACAGGCACCCAGTTTGCACCAGCGCAAGTGACCAACACTGCCATCACAGGTACGCCATTCACCAACGTCTACACGCCACCAACGATGCAGCAGAATGCTCCACGGCTGTCGGACATCCAGGCTGCAGCGCAGTCAGATAACCCCTATCAGTCCTTGATGGCGCTGACACCACAACGCACACTGTCACCGTCCTATGCAGCCCAGGCTGGGCAGACAGCCGCCAACACCAACCTTGGTGGGTACGACACAAGCCTCTACAGCCAACCATTGACGGGTCTGCTGGCACCCAGTACGGTTGCTGGTGGCGGTGGCGCTGATGGCGTGAACAACGCTGGTGATGCGCGTGGGCCGGGTACTGATAACACGGGTACTGGTCAAACTATATATGGTGGTTTGGCTAATTTGGCGGGTGAGGCGCAACGATATGGATTCAACACTATTGGTGGTCTTATAGCCGGGGCAATACCTGTAGGCTCTACCCTTGCTCCAGGTATAAATGCTACAACAGCAGATTTAGCTGTACTAGGTAACAGAGATGCTATAGCTGCAATGACTGCTCAGAATCAAGCTATAGCACAAGATGCAGAACAGCAAAGTAGCAGTTCTCCATTTGACGGTGGCACTGGTGAAGGTCTTGGCGCAGCCTACGATAAATTCAAAGGCGGTTTAATTACTCCTCGGAATGTAAGAGGGCCAAACCCACCTGGACCAGATGACGGCAATACTAACCTAGACATTGGCGAGTACGTTATCCGCAAGAAAGCAGTGCAGAAATACGGCGCGAACATTTTCGAACAAATTAACGCAGGCAAGATTCCCGCCAAGCGTTTGAAATCACTGTTGGAGTAACACCATGAGCAAGAGCGGCGGCAGCCAGACAAGCACAACGACAATCGACCCGGCAATCCGAGAAGC